GGTGTGCGCATGAAGGCACTAGGTGATTGTGATAGCGCAAGGTGCAAGATTCGCTTATCCAGCAAGAACGCATCCGACGAAGAGACGCTGCATACGTTCATGCATGAGCTGGTCCACGCGTGCTACTTCACGCTGGGCTGGACGCGCGCGAACAAAAACGAGGCACGAGTCGATGCGCTCGCGTCGCTGCTGCTGCAAGCACTGACCACGATGGAGGAAGGCTGATGTTCATCACTGAGCATTCGCGGCTCGCGAACAAAGAGCTTGAGCTGCGCGCACTGATCGAACTTGGCGCCCCGATGTGGCTGCCTGATCCCGACAACGGGCCGCAGATCATGGCGTACTTGTCAACTGCGAAGGTGACAGGCTTCGGCGGCGCGGCGGGTGGCGGGAAGAGCGAGCTAGGCATAGGCAAAGCGCTCAACCAGCACAGCGACTCGATCATCATGCGACGCGTCGGCACCGAGCTTCAGCCGATCATTACCCGCTTGCTCTACCTCTACGGTTCGCGCGACGGATATGCGGGAGGCAACGTCAACGTGCTGCGTATGCCTGAGCGAGAGATCATCGTGAAGCCCGAGTTCGAAGGCGATGCAGAGGCGCATAAGTACAACATCGCGGACAAGACGATAGCATTCGGCTCGATACCGAATCTGGGGGACGAGCAGAAGTACCAGGGGCACCCGCACGACTTCAAGTTCTACGACGAGGCGACGAACTTTCTGCTGAAGCAGATACGATTCCTGGGCACGTGGCTGCGCAACACGCGCGTACCGGGACAAGTGTGCGAGCAACTGTTTGCGTTCAACCCGCCGCAGGACTCAGAGGGTCGATGGGTCATCGACTACTTCGCCCCTTGGCTCGACTTGCAGTACAAGACCCCTGCGGCGCACGGGGAGCTACGCTACTTCATGACAATCGGGCGCGGCACAGAGCAAATCGACATCGAGGTGCCGAACGTCCCGCACGTGATAGTCGGTGGCAAAGCGGTGAGTGACTTCGATGCGAAGGAGTTCAAGCCCATCGAGATAATCCAGCCGCAGTCGCGCACGTTCATCGGCAGCAAGGTGACCGACAACAAGTATCAGTCGAGCGACTACCTCGCGCAGCTCCAGTCACTTCCCGAACCATTGAGGTCTCAAATGCTAAACGGCGACTTCTACGCTGGCATCGCGGATAGCGAGTGGCAAACTATTCCGACGAATTGGATTCGTGCGGCGCAAGATCGGTGGCAACCGCGTGACCGCAAGCCGCCGATGGACTCACTTGGCGTTGACGTTGCACGCGGCGGCGGCGACAACTCAATCATCATGCGTCGGCATGACAACTGGTACGACGAGCCGCTCGTGTATCCCGGCGCGCAAACACCGGACGGTCCGATACTCGCGGGGCTCGTTGTCGCCGCACGTCGAGATGATGCGCCGATACACATCGACGTTGTCGGCGTCGGCGGATCGCCGTACGACTTCTTGCGCTACGCGAACTTCCAGGTAATCGCTATCAACGCCGGTGCGAAGGTGGGGACCGAAGGTTTCCGCTCGCAAGGCGGAATGAAATTCGCGAACTGGTTGTCTTACTGTTGGTGGGCGCTGCGCGAAGACTTGGATCCTGCGAACAATCGCGGGCTCGCGTTGCCGCCGGATAAATCACTCGCGCGCGATCTCGCTGCACCGCTGTGGAAAGCACAGAGCGGCGTGATACGAGTCGAAGGCCGCGAGGATATAATCAAGCGGATAGGTCGCTCGCCGGACTGGGGATCGGCCACCGTCTTGGCACGAATCGAGACCCCGAAACTTGCGCAGCTTCAAAACTCGTCGAATTCGGCAATGGGACATGACCCCTTGGCCATCCTCGGTTTAGGCCATGAGATGGGCGGCCACGACCCGTTTAGTTGACGCGGAGCGCGATACGTGCGCGTACTGAGGCTGTAAGCCCTACAAATCCCCAGGAGCCCCGATATGCCACCTGCTATTCCATTCCTACTCGCCAACGCCGGGGCGATCTCCGCGGGTTCGGCAGTCGTTGGTGCAGGTGCAGCGGTGAAGGGCGCACGCGACGCGCGTAAGGGGCAGAAGGAACAGCTCATGCAAGCGGACCGACTCGCAGAAGAGACACGTGCGAACACCGCGCAAAACGAGCGATCCGCAACCGACATGTTCGCACGGCGCCGAGCGCGGCGCTCACCCGGCTTCTCCGACGCAGGGGCCGCGACGGTCGGGGCTTACGGTGGTAACGCGGCGCTCGGCGCGTAAGTGAGCGATTTCAAAACCAAGCGTCAGGCTGCGTTGCAGCGATGGGGCCAGCTCAGTGCCGACAGATCGAGTTGGTTTGAACATTGGCGCGAGCTGGCCCACTGGACGTTGCCCCGCTCCGGTCGATTCCTTGACACGAGCGCGTCGCACAATCCGAATCGCGGCGACAAGAAGCACACGCACATTCTGAACAACACCGCGCAGCGTGCCGTCGGCATCGCGACTGCGGGGCTCATGAGCGGCGCATCCTCACCCGCACGTCCGTGGTTCAAGTTGCGCACGCCGTACGACGACCTCAACGAGCGTCCCGCAGTAAAGGGATGGCTCGACCTCGTCGAGAAGCGCATGCGCGAGGTGTTCAACGGGTCGAACACGTATCGCACTACGCGCCAACTGTATCAAGAGCTGCTGGTGTTCGGCACCGGCGGCGACATCATACTCGACGACTTCGACACGGTCATGCACCACTACCCGATGACGGTGGGTGAGTATGCGATTGACACGAACGACAAAGGCACCGTCGACACCGTGTATCGAAAGTTCGATATGCGCGTCGGGCAACTGGTGCAAAAGTTCGGGTACGCGCAATGCTCACAACACGTGCGCAACATGTACGACCGCAAGACGCTGAATGCATGGGTTCCAGTGTTACACGCAATCGAGCCGCGACGCGAGCGCAATCCGCTGATGGCCGACAACAAGAACATGCCTTGGTCCTCGTGTTACTACGAGATCGCCGGGCAGGACCAGGACTACTTGAAGGAGTCCGGTTTCCAGATTTTCCCGGCGCTGGTACCCCGATGGGAGACGCGCGCGTCGGACGTGTACGGTAGCTCGCCCGGCATGATGGCCCTTGGCGATACTAAGTCGCTCCAGCACCTCGAACTGCGTAGCGCGCAAGGGCTCGACTTCATGTCGCTGCCCCCGCTGCAATCACCAGCAAACACAAAGGTGAACATGACGCCGGGCTCGGTGACGTACGTCGATACGACAGGCGGCGGCATCAAGAAGCTGATGGACGTGGACTTTGCCGTCGAAAAGGTCATGCAAAAGGGACAGCAGATCGAGGGGCGCGTCGAGCGCGCGTACTACGTCGATATGTTCTTGCTGATCATCGGCGACCAACGCACACAGCCGGCGACTGCTCGCGAGGTTGCGGAGCGTCACGAGGAAAAGCTGCTCATGTTGGGGCCAGTGCTTGAATCGCTGCACGATGAAATGCTGTCGCCGCTGATCGAGATTGCGTTCGCATATATGCTGCGGTCGGGCCTGATCCCGCCGCCTCCGCGCGAACTGCAAGCGGTGCCGCTCACCGTGCAGTTTGTATCGCTGCTTGCCCAAGCGCAACGATTGGTGGGACTACAATCAATCGACCGCCTGCTTGGCACGGTAGTGAACGCTGCGAGCGCCATGCCTCAGCTAGCGTCGATGCTAGACAAGATTGACACCGATCAGATGATCGACGTGTACGCCGACACGCTGGGCGTTGACCCTACGCTTATCATTGCCGACGACCAAGTGGCATTCATCCGTGCCGAGCGCCAACAGCAACAACAACAGCAGATGGCCGCGGAAGCTGCACCCGGTCTTGCACGCGCAGGAAAAGACCTCGCCGAAACGCGGCAGGCGCCGAGTACGCTATGAGGTATTTATACGCGTTCGCGCTTACCTTTGCTTTATGCGCTAACGCGTATACGACTGAGGTGGAGCCTTTCGTAGTCTACAGCCACCTGAGTGACGTCACACGTGGCCGACCCTTTAACGGGCAAGACGAGGCGCAGTCAGAATACATCGGCGCAGGCATCACAATCGTTGCGGGTAAGTTGAAACGGTTCGAGATAGACATTAGCCACGGTCGCAAGTCAGTGGACCGCGCCGGCTGGGAGTCGGGCTCGCAGCTAAACGTGCGGTTCTACCCGCGCAGGAGAAACCAATGAAAGCACTTGCAATCATGCTCACGATGTTCGCACCCGCCGTGACACCACTCGACCCGCCGTTTGCCGCGCAGCGCGACGATGCCATGAAATACGCATGCGAGGCGCTCGCGTATGACTGTAACGAAGTGCCCGTTCCGCGCATCGTGTTCCACGACCTGCGCGGTAGCCACGGGACGGTAGGCAAGCTACACAATGGCGAATGGGTAGTAGTGCTTAATACCGCGCTGGTTGACGACATCGCGCTCGATGCGCGCCCGTCGCTCGCACAGGCCGTACTGATCCACGAGACCGTGCATTATCTTGATGTTGTCCTCGGCGTCGCGAATCCTAGCGACGGCGACGGCTGGACGGCAGAGGAAGTCTGCGCGTCCGAGGCGCGCGCGTGGCACGTCGCGAACCTGTATTGGATCGAGCATGGCCTGAGCGAAAACGCTCGCTGGAATTGGCGCTCAGGGTATCCGCATTGCCAGGAATGATTGAGCTACTCGTAATTCGTTGGATCAAGCGTGTGATAGCGCGCAAGGTGATAAGAGCCATGTTTAAGAAGTTCATTAGCAAGACGAAAGGTAAGCTAACATATGCAGGCATCGCTGCGCTTGCGTTCGGCTATCTCGAACCGCTCATAGGCGTGAACCTGCTTTCGAGCGAAGTGGACGCGCTGGTCACCGCTGGCGGCGTGATCGCGGCTATCTACGGCCGTTACAGAGCTACCAAGGCAGGTTAACGTGACGCGAGCTGCTTACGGCATAGACATTGATCAACTACGGGTCGAAGTGATTCGGCCCGTGCTGACCTATCTCGGGCTGCATTCGGTTGCGGCGGAGCAGCTCGTACTCGGAACCGCGCTTACTGAATCGCTTGCCGGTTACATCAAGCAGCTTGGCAACGGTCCCGCGCTGGGGTTGTGGCAGATGGAACCTGCAACGCATGACGACATCTTTAACAACTACCTAGCGTTTCATTCTGACTTGCGCGAGAAGGTCACCGATTTCGCTACGCGTTCGCTGGTTACATGTGGCGCACGCGAGCTTATCGGCAATCTGTTTTACGGCGCAGCGATGTGCCGCGTGCACTACCGCCGCGTGCGGGAAGCGTTGCCAGCAGCGGGCGACACGCACGGATTAGCACAGTATTGGAAGACGTATTACAACACCGCGCTCGGCGCAGGTGACGTGCAGCACGCGCTACAACATTTTGAGGTGGCATGTGGCTACGCACGACGAGGCTGATTACACGTTTGACCTCGACCGGCTTGAGGCGCAGCGCGTCGCGGCCATCGAGGAACGCGAGCAACACGAGGCGCAGCTCGACGCGGATTACATCTCGCTCATGTCGACGCGCTCCGGGCGCAACGTAATATGGGATTTAGTCGCACCCCTTTGGCGATCTAGTTACACGGGCAAACGCGAAGACACCGACTTTCGGGAAGGTGAGCGGAACGTGGCCCTGCGAGTCTGGGCACAACTGCAAAAGTCGTGCCCCACATTGGCCCACAAGATGCAAGAGGAACAACGCTCATGAGCTTTTTTCTACGAAACGTGCTACGCGCTCCTGAAGGTGACGCTGCTGGCGCTGGCGCTGGTGTTGTTGATGCGGCTGCTGTTGTTGATGCGGCTGCTGTCGTTGACACTGCGGCGGCTGTTGCTGCCGTTGACACCGCGGCTGCGGCTGAAGCTGCTAAGGCGGCGGCTGCGAGCGCGGTGCCGGAATCATACACGTTCGACAAAGTAAAGGCTACGGTCGACGGTAAAGAAGTCGAGCAAGACGCCGACGCAGGTCTCGTGGCCGAGGTCAGCGCGTTTGCAAAAGAACACAAGCTGACACAGGCGCAGGCACAGGCGTACATGAATCGCGAAGTCACGCTTGCGAATGAAGCCATTGCCGCTGATGCGCAGGCGCAGGCTGATGGACTCGCCGCGCTCAAGCAGAAATGGAACGACGAAGCGCGCACCGACAAAGAGATCGGTGGCGAGGGCGGCGCGAAGTTCGACGAGAACCTAGCCGTAGCTAAGCGCGCGCTGTCCAAGTTCTTCCCCGAGATAGCAGCGGATGCGAACTCGCACCCGTTCTTAGATCACCCGCAGGTGATACGTGGACTGCTCAAGGTTGGGCAGCTCATATCACAAGACGGAGAGTTCATCGCTGGGAGGGGTAACGAGTCACCTCGCGACCCGGCGAAGGTTCTATTCCCGAATATGGCGTGATTTCTTTTCAATCCTGAAACGAGGTAATTTACAATGGCTGTTCTCTCCACTACACACCCGACCCTCATGGACGTGGCCAAACGCCTTGATCCTGATGGCAAGGTTGCAACAATTGTCGAACTGCTCAACCAGCAAAATGAAGTGCTGGACGATGCGGTGTGGATCGAGTCGAACGAGACCACGAGTCACGTGACGACTGTCCGCACGGGTATTCCTGCTCCTACTTGGCGCAAGCTTTACGGCTTCGTTCAGCCGACGAAAAGCACAACCGTGCAAGTGCGCGACAACACCGGCATGCTCGAAGCATACGCCGAGGTGGATAAGGCACTCGCCGACCTTAATGGCAACACCGCCGCTTTCCGCATGAGCGAAGACGCTGCGCACATTGAGGGCATGAACCAAGAGCAGGCCGACACTATTTTCCACGGCAACGAGGGTACCGAGGCTGAAGCCTTCACAGGTTTGCTTCCGCGATTCAACGACAGTTCGGCCGCGAATGGCCGCAACATCATCAACGCCGCGGGCGACTCGGATCGCACGTCCATCTGGTTGGTAGTGTGGGGACCGAACACGGTCCACGCGCTGTACCCGAAGGGCTCGGTAGCTGGTTTGCAGATTCGCGATCTCGGCGAAGTCACTGTTGAGTCACTGGGCAACAACGTTGCTTCAGCAGGACGCATGCAGGCGTATCGCTCGCACTATCGCTGGGACAGCGGTCTCAGCGTGCGCGATTGGCGATATGTCGTGCGTATTGCCAACATTGATCAGGCTGCGTTGACGAACGATCCTGAGACGGCAGGTGCCAACCTGATCGACCTCATGACCCAGGCGCTCGAAGTCGTCGAAAGCTTGACGATGGGTCGACCGGCGTTCTACATGAATCGCACACTGCGTTCGATTCTGCGCCGTCAGCAGGTCAATGCCATCAAGCAGTCGACGCTCATGCTCGACGATATTGCTGGCAAGAAGGTCCTGTCTTTCGATGGCGTTCCCGTGCGCCGCGTTGACAAGCTCGTCTCCGGCGAGTCCGAGGTGACGTTCTCGTAGCCTAATTCAGCGAGTGGGGCTTCGGCCCCACTTTTGCCGAACAACTCTCAGAGGAAATTTTGCAATGATTATCGACACTCTTCTCACGTTCGCGGATGGCCAGACCGTCACGGGCGGCACCACGACCGAGGCCACGGACAACATCGACCTCGCGTCGCTGGGTTCCGCTGCCGCCGGCCTCGGTGCACTTTCCCGCGCTATCGGCACGGGCCGACCGCTGTACTGCGTTATCACGGTTGGCGCCAACTCCGGCGGTGACGGGTCGGATACCTTCCAGTTCTCACTGGTTACCGACACAGTTCTGCCCACGGATGGCAGCTCGCGAGTCATCGCTTCGTCACCCGTCGTAACGGGCGCAGCCAACTTGCCTGCTGGCACAAAGGTTGTCATTCCGGTTCCGGCCGGCGTGCAGTTTGACCGTTACGTCGGCCTGCGTTATGCGGTCACCGCGACTGCTGTGCTTGTGGTCGATGCGTTCCTTACGGACGATCAGACGTATGACCACACGACGTACCCGGCCGGTGACGAAGGCGTGACGGTCTAGGGCCATGGCTGAGCAACTAAAACTGGTAAGAGCCAAGCGCCAGGGCACATACGACGGGCACCGTCGCCGCACGGGCGCTACGTTCGTCGTGCGCGCAACGGCGAATGAGTCGTGGTTCGAGGATGCGGGGCCGGCACCGGAAGGTTCCGAGCTCCCCCCGCAACTTCAAAATGCCCAGGCGCCCCGTGGGAAATCGTTTACCCAGGTCATGAAGGAACTGGGCGAAAGCGAGCAACCGAGTACGCGACTCGGTGACGTGGCGCAGATGACCTTGGCGGAAGCGGCGGCTACCGTTGCGCCGCCTGTTGCGCAGGACGATCTTGTAGGCTGAAGCTTTGGTGGACGCTTGTAAAAGGGCGTCCACTTTTTCAAGCTGTTCACGAATCGTGGACACTTTGAAAAAGTGAACAAGGGGTAAGATACGTGGCATCACAAGTTGAGATTTCGCGCCTCGCGCTCGGGCATATCGCCGATGCTGCGCGTGTCAACAGTATTGACCCGCCGGACAACTCCATCCAGGCGCAGCACTGCGCGACGTTCTACCCAATCGCGCGCGACGAGCTGCTCGAAATGCACGACTGGAACTTCGCCACGCGGCGCGTAGTGCTGGCAGAATCGCTCGTCGGCTTCGACGACGGTGAGTGGGCGTTCGCTTACTCGATACCGAGTGACTACATTCGCGCACTTCGCGTGGTTCCTCCTGGCGTGTCGATGGACTTCCCCGGCCAGCCGTTCAAGATTGAGTCAGATGTAACCGAGCTGGACACCCTCATATTGACCAACGTGTCGGAAGCGGTTCTGCACTACATCTATCGCGAAGAGGAAACGGGCAGGTACTCTCCATCCTTTGTTAGCGCACTGAGCCTCTTACTAGGCTCGTACCTCGCGGGGCCAATCCTCAAAGGGCGCGTCGGCATGCAAGTGAAGCAGACACTTCGCGGCGAGGCGCGTGCGATGTTCCTCGTTGCAAGCGCCATGAACGCGAACGCGCAGCTTGATAACACGCAGTACAAGAATCATACGCCGTCATGGATTTCTGACCGATGATTTCCCAGCTACGACACGCGTGGCGCTCACTGGCGGGCGGCGAGTTGTCCGAGGAAATGTTCGGCCGCGTCGACTTGCCGCGAAACGCGACAGGCTTGAAGCGCTGTTACAACGCGATTGTAACGCCGCAGGGTGCAATCGAGAACCGCGCGGGCACGCGCTTCATATCCACGACAAATGACAATAACCAAGCTTGGCTTGTGCCGTTTGTGCGTAGCGACGGTCAGGGGTTCTTGCTGGAATTCGGTGACGCGACACTGCGCATAGTCGGCGGCGGGAACATCATCAACGAAGAGACAGACCCCGGCGATACGATCACAGTGACAAGCGCCACGCTTTGGGTCACAACGGATGGCCTACCTACCGCGCCCGCACTGTTCACCACGAGCGGTGCGCACGGGCTCGTAGCAGGCGACGCTATACGGTTTCAGGATTTCTCCCTGGTGAACCCTGATCAGAACGGCGTAAACATACTAGCAGGTTTCATGAACGTCACGTGGTACGTTGCCACGGCGCCGACAACTACAACGTTTACGATTTCATCGGCGCAGACCCCCGTCGTACCTTACGCAGACATCGACGGCGCGAACCTTGACTTTGAATCGGGCTTGACAGATTGGACGTTCTCAGGCAATGGCTCGCATGCAGCAAATGCTACGGCGCCGGTGTACAGCGGCGCAATTTCGCTAAAGCTCGGAGTCACCGACAACCCGAATGGTGGCGGCAAAATAGCTACCTGCGATACTCGTTTCCCGATTACGGCTGGCCAGCCTATGACGGTCGCTGCGCACATACGCGCAACGCCGGAAACGAGCGCCTTGCGCACGCGACTGAACATGCACATAGTTTGGTATAACGCTGGACTCGCCGAGATCGAGACGACTTCGTTACCGCTTGACAGCACGCTCGTGCAAGGGCTCGAACGCATCACTGCGGACGGCATGGTCAGTGACGCCGCGGAGAACGTGTGGGTCGAGGTGCGCATCACGACAACTGCACCGGCCGGCGCCGCCTTCTTCTCACCGCGATTCACAACCTTGTGGGGCGACTCCGCATGGGCGGTTGATGCGGTTACTGTGCCAGATGCTCGTGCGACGTGGTCTGCGTTCTCCGGCTCCCCATACAACGGGCTCATTAACACGGGCACGGTCGCGCTGGCCGGCGACACCAGCGAAGTTAGCCTGACGCCAACGTATACTTGGTCACACATCCGCTTCGCGCAGTTCGCGCAGTTCGTCGACGATCTTGTGATTGCGCACAAACTGTATCCGACTGCGCGGCTGACGCGAGTGAACGATAACGACTGGACGTTCACCGCAGTGTCGTTCAACAACGCACTTGCGCCGCCGGGAGGCATCACCGCGACCGCGATGGGTACCCCCGGTGCTGCGCCGATTACGTACTCGTATGCCGTTACGACGACTGACGACACGAACGCAGAGAGTGCGGTAGGGACGCTAGACGACTGCGACAACACGCTGCGCACACTCGGCAACTTCAACGAGATCACCTGGACCACGGTGACAGGCGTGTTCCGCTTCAACGTGTACAAGGATATAGGCGGCTCACTGTGGGGGTTCATAGGTGCGTCGACCGGGACGTCGTTTGCAGATGACAACATCACGCCAGACTATGCGAAGCAGCCGCCCGAGCCTATCGCCACGTTCGCTTCGGCTGGCGCATATCCCGGCACAGTCTGTTTCCACGAACAGCGCATGATTCTCGCGGGAACCGAAGCCGAGCCGCAAGCGTTTTGGGCTTCGGGTCTCGCGGCGTTCGACTACTTCAAAGCGTCGGTGCCACCGCAGGACGATCAGGCGTTTACGTATGAACTAGCAGCACTGAAGTCCGCACCGATCTTACACTCGTTAGCGTTACATGAGCTGCTGCTCTTCACTAGCGGCGGCGTGCAGCGTGTTGTACCCGTTGAGACCGCACTATTCGGCCCTGTGTCTATCGCAGCGCGTCCAGTGGTATCGTACGGCGCTCATGAACTGGCGAAGCCTCAAGAGGCGGGCACGCGCATCCTGTATCCGGTAGAGCGCGGCGGGCACCTGTACCAACTGACACCCGAGGATTCGCTCGCCGGCTACGGTTCCGAAGACTTGAGCATCATCGCCGCGCACCTGATAGACAAGAAGGACTGGGTCCAAACCGGGTTCAGGCGCGCACCGTTCCCCATCTGGTTTGGTTTGCGCGATGACGGTATCTTGGTCGGGCTAACGTACATGCCCGAGCAGGAGGTGTTTGCATGGCATCACCACGAGTTCCCCGGCGCGTTCATCGAGTCGTTTGCGGTAGTGCCCGAGGGCAAAGAGGACTCGGTGTACGTCGTCGCGCGCCGCACAATCAATGACCTAACTGTGCGTTATATTGAGCGCATAGAATCCCGCACGTTCACCGATCAGCCCGAGGCGTTCTTCATCGATAGCGGCTTCACCTACCGAGGCGCCGAGACGAGTATCGTCACCGGGCTCGACCATCTCGAAGGCCAAGACGTTATGGCGCTCGCCGATGGCCGCGTGCTGGGGCCTTACACCGTGTTCGGTGGCGAGATTGAGGTTGATGCGCTCGCGTCTGTGATCCACGTCGGGCTCAGCTACACGACACAGATCGAGACGATACCACTAGCATATACGCAGCAGCCGGGCTATGGCGTCGGTATCATGAAGAACGTGTCGCAGGTGTGGCTGCGCCTGAAGCAGTCGCTCGGGCTCACCGCTGGAGTGTCGTTCGATGCGCAGGATCAGCGCGACCTGCTCGACGATGTTGAAGAAGAGCTTGGTTCGGTGCCGGCGCTACGCGACGGGATTCACGGCATTGACGTTACGCCAGTGTGGAACGAGGACACGACTATATGCTTGCAGCAGACACAGCCGTTGCCGTTCACGCTGACGGGCCTCGCCATCGACTACGTGGACGGCTGATGCACACGCGACCTGCAACACAGTATGACCGTGACGCGATGATCGCACTAGGTGAGCGCGCGTACACTGAAGCGCGTTACAGCCGCTACCCGCTGAACAGCGATAAGATCGCGCGGCTGTTTGATTCATGTTTCGAGGACGACTCGCCGTTTTTCTGCATCGCACTGTGCGACGGAGAGACGATAGCCGGCGTGGTACTGGGGCTCGTGACCGAGCATTTCTTCGCCGACATGGTGTATGCCACGTTCATGACGTTGTACGTGGAACCGGAATACCGCGGCGGCTTCGGTGCGCTGAGGCTGATTCGCAGCTTCGAGGCCGAAGCTGCAAGCCGCGGAGCCAACGAGATACTTGTCGGCAACTCGTCAGGCATCAACGCCATGCGCGTAGCGCGGTTGTTCGCGGCGCTCGGTTATCAACCAATTGGCGCGAACGCCATAAAGTACATAGGTGAGTAAGGTGGAAAAGGAAACCGGCGTAAAAATGCTTGAACTCGCCTCGTCCGGCGCGAACGTACTTGGCTCGTACTCGCGCGCGGGCGCTACGCGCGGGCAAGCGTTGTACGATGCGGCAATGGCCGATCTTGAAGCGCAGAGTATTCGCGGCGCTGGCAACACCGCAGCGGCGCGGCAAGAGGCGCGCACTGATCGCAAAGTCGGCACAGTGAAGGCCAAGATTGCAGGGCGCGGCTTCAATACCGGCGCCGGAACCGCGCTCGCCGTGCAGGACGCAACGGACTTTATCGGCAGGCTCGACGCGCTGACGATCCGCGAGAATGTGGGACGCGACGTGATCGCTAAGAGGGCTGAGGCCGGTGGCTACCGCATGCGCGCGTCAAGCATCAGCCCCGGCCGGGAAGCGCTCGGCACACTCATTGGTGAAGCAGGGTCGGTAGCGCGTCGCTGGACGCAGGAGCCTTAAACATGCCTTTGAACGTACCTACCGAGCAAGACGTACAGCAGGGCACGCTGTCGCTTCCGCGCGCGCAGCAGCTCGGTGACGAGGGTCTTGGCACCATTGCGCAGGGTGCAGGCGTTGCCGCCGACGCTATGCGCGCCTCGCAGATTGATCTCGTACGCAAGCGTAACGCAGCGCTGGTCATCGAGAACGACACGGCCATAGACGACTTGTATCGGCAGCAGCGGCAGAGCGCGATGCAACAGCGGGGCTCGGCGGCGCACGAAGTAACCAAGCGCATTTCCGACTGGTGGGAGTCCGAGCCCGCGAAGCTGATGGCTAACCTAGAGAATTCTACGCAGCGCGAGCTATTCTCCGAATCCGTGCGCAGGCGCCGTAGCGCGAGCCTAGACGAGTTCAGCAACTTCGAGGCGCAAGAGACTACGCGCGGCGCGGTGCAAGCATCACAGAGTGGGTTGGAGAACGCAATCGACATGGGCGCAGCATCATATAGCAATCCTGCGTCGCTCGAACTAGCGCGCGAAGAGATCACGAAGAACCTGTCGGTGCTTAGTGCGATGCAGTCGTGGACAGAAGCCGACTACTCAAACGCGCGCACGGGCGCGTTCACAAAGTTGCACACGAACGTCATCGAGAACATGATAGATGACGACCCGGCTGCGGCTAGTGAATACTTCTCCACACATAAAGGCGAGATCGCAGGTAGTGTACACGATGCGATTACCTCCAAGTTAAAATCCGGTGCTGACATTCGTGTCGCGCAGAACGCGGCAGATGACATATGGAACCGCGGGCTTAACGAGACCGCCGCGTTAGCCGCCGCGCGCAAAGAGCTGGAAGGTACGGCGCGCGAGCAAGCGGTGTCGTTGCTGCGGCAGCAGTATTCGGAACAGAAAGCAGGGGTTGCCCAGTTCCGAAAAGCACGTCTTGACTCGGCGCGCTCGGCGTTCGACGAAGGTGGCATTCGCGCTCTCACGCCGGGCATGATAGAGGTGCTTAGAGAAGATTCGCCGGGCGAGCTACGCATGATGCGCGAGAGTAAGCCGCAGGATCAGGTCCCAACAAACTGGGACGTGTATGATGGGCTGACGCGCATGGCCAGGGAGCAGCGAACAGAGTTCGCCGACGATGTCGACTTGCAGATGCATGTCGCTGACCTGAATTCGCGCGAGCTTAGCGAGCTGCAAAAGCTGCAATCGGATATACGCGAAGGTCGCGCCAGTCCGACAGCTACACTGACGCAGATGCTTGGCGAGGTTGAATGGGGAGACCGTGAACAGAAGGGGCAGTTCGACCGCGCCGTGCGTGAAGCCATCTTGGTGGAGCAGAGTAGCACCGGCACGCCGCCAGACCAGTTCCGCATGCGCGAAATCATTAACGACCAGCTAACGCAGGTAGTCATTCCCAGGTGGTTCTGGTTCGACCGTGAGGTTCCGCGCTTCGAGGCAACGGCGGAAGAATTCGAGGCTATCCCGCAAGCTGACCGTGACGAGGTGTCCGTAGACTTCCGCAAGGAACGCGGCCGCGCGCCGACGAATGCCGAGGTTGTGCGCACATACAACCGCTGGGCAGTTGCGCAGCAACAGCAAACGGGTGAGGAATAATGGGTCGCTTTACCGAGTTTCTCGACGAACCAACTCCGCAGCGCCCGAACGCGGCAGCGATTGCGCAAACCACGCAGTATGACCCTGACACCGCGGCGCAGGCACAGGACATGGCGAAAGCGACGGGGCTGCCGGTACCTGTAGTCGCTACGCAGTTGCCAGCGCTGAACGCGCAGCGTGACGTCGGCCGCTTTGCGCAGTTCGTCCACGAGAACCCGGAAGTTGACTCACTCGGCGTTGCCTTCGCGCAAGTCGCACGTGACGACGTCGACATTCTCGACCGGCTGCGCATCACGGCCAAGAACCTGGGTGCGGGCGCAGTGTCGCTGGCCGGCGGCGGCGCAGGTATCATGCGCTCGGTCGAAGAAGGCTTCGACGTCGCAGAGAATGTGCTGCGCGGCACGAGCGACGCGTTACTTGGTACGTCACTCGGCCCAAACGAAAACAGTCGCTTCAAGCAGACCGCGGAGTTTTTCGCCGGGATACAACGCGACGCTACAAGCACCGCGGAGAAGCTGACCGCCGAGAACTCGAAGCTGAGCTTATTCGAGCAGGGAGTGTTCGGCGGCGTGCAAGCACTCGCAACGAACCTTCCGCTGCTGGCCGGCGCGGTGATCGCGAAGAATCCGCAGATGGCGCTGACCGCAATGACTGGTATCGTGTTTGGCAACGAATACAGCCGCGCGCGTGAGGAAGGGCTCGGCGTCGGCCAGTCCATCCTCTTTGGTGGAACCCACGCACTTATCGAGAACTGGACCGAGCGTTTACCCGTCGGCATGCTACTCGGAGACATTGCTAAGAAGTCAGGGCTGCTAAAAACAATTGGCCGTCAGATGGCGGCCGAAATCCCTGGTGAGCAAATTGCTACGCTGCTCCAAGACTTCACCGATTTTGCGGTGCTGCGCCCCGAGGCCACACTACAAGACTACCTATCCGAGCGCCCAGGCGCTGCGTACCAGACGCTCGTAGCCACAGTCGTCGCTAGCGGCGCGCAGTCAGCCATTGTGCACTCTATCGGTACACGTCTCGGTGGCGACTCCGCGCGCGCTAATGCAAACGCCGAGGTTATTAAGGAACTCGGCCAACTGTCCGAGGCGAGCAAGCTGCGCGAGCGAAGCCCGGAGCAATTCAAACGCTACATAGAGCAGATTGCGCCGGACGCAGAGCTGTACATAGATGCCGCCGACATGGAAGGGTTGGATCAGTCCGTACTTGACGAGCTGCCCGACGACATTAGCGAGCGTATTGCGGAAGCGGAGGAAGCTGACGCACCCGTGCGCATCACTGCCGCAGAGTACGCCACATACTTCGCCGACGCGCATACCGCGCAGTACCTTAGCGGGCGCATCCGTGTCGGTGACGCGTCCGCGATGAATGTCGAAGAGGCGAACAATATAGAGTCCGAGTTCGCCGAGCGCGCCGAGCGCGTCATGGCCGAAGCAGAGGACGGCGAGCAACTGCGCATCGAGGCGCGGCAGATTAATGAGCAGGTTAAGTCTCAAATCATAAGCTCCGGGCGATTCCGCGCCGACGTAGCAAGCGGATACGCAACCATAGTCGAGAACTTTTTCGTCACTATGTCGGCGCGCGCCGGCATGTCTCCTGGCGAGATGTTCGCGCAGTTCCCTCTGCGCGTGCAAGCGGTGAGCGAAACCCCGGCAGCCGAAGCGCTTGGCCAGTTACCGCCAGAAGCATTTTCGATCCAACCGCACGGCGACATAGGCTTCGAGCTAGCAGTGAGTGACCCGGCAACTGGTAAGAAAGCTGGGTATATGGAGGTTGACGCGATTGGCGATGACGTCGCACAGGTTCGGATTGCGAACGTAAACGCATCAATCCGCGGTCAAGGTGTCGGGCAGCAGCTCGTGGCTAAAGCGTATGAGGAAGCGCAGGCGCAAGGCCGACGCCTCGTGTCGGATCGCGCGGTGTCCGCGCAGCAGTTGCGCGTGTATGAGGCTCTGCGGCGTCGGGGCTGGACAATAGAATATAGCGACCCCGCGCAGGTCCAGCGCGTACTCGAACAAGCCGAGGCGTTTGAAAGGCAAGGCGAAGACCTCGGGCAAATTGGCGCATCGGCCCCGTTGGGCGGCGCAGTCGTCACGCGCATCGCGCCGCCCGCGGCTGCCACGATAGACCCAGCGAATCTGCAGCCGGTCGCCATGCTCGCGGATACCGCTGGTGAACTGCCGGCTGGACACACGCGCTTCCGCCACTTTGGCAACTTCATCGTGCCGACGATCGATCCCGAATTTATGGGGACCGGGATGCGCGGGGAAGAAGGGCGCCGAGCTGGCCCGCGTGTCACGTCGCTGTACCCGGATACCGGCTTCACCCCTGAGAGCGGTGTCGGCCCGATCGAGTACGTCGTGGACATTCCTACCGAGCGGCTGTACGACGCGAACGCGGACCCGCTGAAACTTGCCGAGCAGGCGCAGGAAGCGACGAGCTTTAAGCTAGACCCCGCAACTGGTGAGCGCACGCCGACGAATACCAGGCTCGATATGGACGCGTTCGAGCATCTGATAAAGGATGCGGGCTACGCTGGTTACACGACGCCGACCGCGCGCGACGAGAACCTGCGCGGCCAGGCTCGAGTGTTCGTGAAGCTCCCCGTGATCGGTGCGCGCGTGTCAGCAGTCGAGCAGACCGCGGACCTGTTCCAACGAGAAGAGGCTGCAGGAACGAATGACGACGCGCCGCTAGCCGGGCTACCCGAGTCCTCACCCGGCCCGATCCTCGCGATCCGCGAAGCTGCGCGCCGGTACGTTGAGGACGTGCTGGTCAACAAGCCGAACCTCCCGCCGCAGACGCGCTACGCCAAGAGCGACGTGGCGCGCTCGACGCGCATCGCCGCAGCGTATGAAGCCGCGGTGCACGACCCGAACGACTTCGAGGTGCAGATCGCGTACGACGCGCTGATCAACGAGACGCTTGCACAGTACCAGGTTGTTAAGGAGCTAGGCATAGACATCGAGTTTATTGAGCCCGGCATGGTCGACCCGTACGAGGGCGGACCTCGTGAAGTGCTCGCTGATCTAGCGCGTGGTCACCTGTGGGTGTTCCCGACTGACTCAGGCTTCGGGCAGACTGAAGCGCCGGATAACCCGCTGCTCGCGCCGACAGCCGAGACGATCGGCGATCGAGTGCTTCTAGCGAACGACGTGTTCCGCATCGTGCATGACGTGTTCGGTCACGGGAAGGAAGGCGTCGGGTTCGGGCCGGTCGGCGAAGAGAACGCGTGGCACTCGCACGTGCGCATGTACTCGCCGCTCGCGGCGCGTGCGATGACGAGCGAGACGCGCGGCCAGAACACCTGGGTGAACTACGGGCCGCACGGCGAAGCGAACCGCGCGAGCCAGAAGCAGACCGTGTACGCCGAGCAGAAGGCAACGCTGCTGCCTGACGAGATCGCGTTCGAGGGTGTCGACGAGGTGAGCGACGAGCTTAACCAGGACGACCAGGAGCGCGGCGCCGACTACGAAACGCGCGGCCAAATCATGATGGGCCGCGATCTTCAGCTCGGCTCGGTTGTCACGCTGTTCGAGAACGCGGACCTATCAACGTTCCTCCACGAGAGCGGGCACTTCTTCTTCGAGATCATGGCGGACCTCGCCGCGCGCCCGAACGCGCCGGCCGCGATCCGTGCCGACACGCAGACGTTACTCGACTGGGTGGGTTATGAAGGTACCATTGAAGAGTGGCGTGCGCTAGATATACCCGCTCGCCGTAAAGCACACGAGCAGTTCGCGCGAGGATTCGAGGCGTGGCTGTTTGAGGGGCGCGCGCCATCAGAAGCGCTGCGCCCGCTGTTCCACCGCTTCCGCTCGTGGCTCATTGCTACGTACAAAGTAATCTCGCGCCTGAACGTCACTCTCGCCGACGAGGTGCGCACGGTCATGGCTGGCATGGTCGCGAGTCAGGAATCAATCGCTGCCGCGGAAGCTGCGCGCAACTACGCGCCACTGTTCGACAGTCAAGAGCAGAGCGGCATGAGCGATGACGGGTATGCACGCTACCGCGACGAAGTCGCTACGGCTACGCAGCGCGCCGAGGACCAGCTACAGGTGCGCAGCCTGCGAAACGTCCGCTGGCTGGACAATGCCCGCTCGAAAGCAATGAAGAAAATGCAGGCCGAGAATAAAGCGAAGCGCGCAGATGTTGAGCAGGAGGTTTCCGACGAGATAGCACGCGAACCTGTGCGCGTAGCGGAGACGTTTATTCTCACAGGCAAGGCGTGGGTCGAGAATCTCGCAGACGGCACGCCGGAAGAGATCACAGTCGACGGCCCGCACAAGCTGTCGCGCGCCGCGCTCGAAGCTGCGTACGGCACGCGCGAAGAACACCGCCAGATGGCAGAGGCCGCAGGACTCGACCCGTCGCTGACGCGCGCACCGTGGCAAGAACTCCCGCGCTCGATGCTTGCCGCCGAGGGGCTGAGCGCCGACGAAGTCGCGGAAATGACAGGCTTCACTTCTGGCGACCAGTTGATAACAGAGCTGCTGGCTTTAGAGCCGCGCGCGCAACTCATATCACAGCTAACGGATCGGCGCATGATGGAGCGCTATGGCGACCTCAACAACGAGCAAACATTAAAGCGCGCCGTAGATATAGCTGTGCACAACCAGCACCGCACACGCGTGGTTGCGACCGAACTGGCCGCGCTCGACGAGACACTGACGGGTCAGCCGGGAGGCATCAACGCGGTGCGGCGCGCAGCTCGCGAGTATGCCGCTAGGGTCGTGCAGCGTAAGAAGGTACGCGATGTTCGCCCGTCACAGTTCACCGCCGCCGAGACGAAGGCCGCGCGTGACGCGCAGCGCGCGCTCGCAGCCGGTGACCTGAAGCTAGCGTCGGCGCGTAAGCGAGATCAGATGTTCAACGGCTACGCCTCGCGCGATGCGAGCCGGGCAATGGACAACGTGGAGAAGTGGCTCCGCTACCTGCGCAAGTTCAACAACGAGACGACACGTCGCGCACTGGACCCTGGGTACCGCGACCAGATCGACAAACTGTTAGAGAGGTTCGACATTCGCAAACGCCCGCTGCGCGAAGTGGACAAGCGCACCGCACTGGCGGCATGGGTCAAAGAACAAGAAGCGGCCGGCAACGATCCGTTGATACCCGACGAGCTGCTCGACGAAGCGCGCCGCACGAGCTACCAAAACCTGACGGTTGAAGAGTTCGCCGGCCTCGTCGACTCTGTGAAGAACATCGCGCACCTTGCGCGCATGAAGAGGCGCCTGCTGGCCTCGAAGGACCAGCGCGACTTCGATACCGCGGTGGCGGAGATCACGGACAGCATCGACGACAACGCGATCCCTGGCAAGTCGAAGCAGCAGCTCGAAAAGGATTTGTCACTGTGGGGACGGTTCGCCGAGACGTTGTCCGAGTGGTTGACGCACTTGCGCAAAATGTCCAGCGTGGCGAGGCAGATCGATGGTGGCAAGGACGGTGGCAAGTTTTGGGAATATATGGTGAGGCCGTTGAACGCAGCGGCAGACAAAGAGGTCGCGATGCGTGCAGACGCGACGAAGCGCCTGAACGCGCTGCTCGACTCGTTGCCTGCGTTGCGCCAGAACTTCGCGGTGCGCACGGGGCAGAAGATAAAAGGGCCGGCCAAGACCTACGTACCCGAAATAGGCGCATCACTGTCACTCGAAGCGCGACTGTCCGTCGCGCTTAACTGGGGGAACGAGGGTAACCGCGAGCGCGTCATGGCGGGTAACCGTTGGACCGAATCGCAGGCGCAGGCGGTTGTCGACACGTTAACCAAAGCGGAAATGGATTTCGTGCAGGCGGCTTGGGATTTCATAGGCAGTTACTGGAGCGAGATCGCGGCGAAAGAAGAGAGGGTAACGGGCGTGCATCCGCTGCGCGTCGACCCGACCCCAGTCAACACAAAACACGGTCAATACCGCGGCGGGTACTATCCCATCGTCGCGGACCCTGGCCGCAGCGACAAGGCTGCGCAGCAGAATGACGCGGAGCTGATCTCGCAGTCGTTGCGTGGCGCGGTGTCACGCGCGACCACGCGGCGCGGCCACACCAAGGCGCGGGTCGGCGGTAAAGACCCCGTGCGCCTGGACCTCGGCGTAATCACGCAACACATCGGGCAAGTGGCCCACGACCTTGCGTGGCACGAGGCGTTGATTGACGCCGGCCGGCTGCTGCGTGACTCGCGCGTCAGCGGCGCGCTGCGTGAACATTACGGTGCCGAGGTCACCAGGTTGGTGCGCAAGACGCTAGACGACGTGGCGCGGGGCGAAGTCGTCGCGCAGGATGCGGGCGAGCGAGTTGCAAACTACTTCCGCATTGGCACGACAGTTGCCGGGCTCGGGCTCAGTATGACGACTTCACTGTTGCAGTTCACAGGCGTCACGCAGTCAATCGTTCGCGTCGGGTACGCGCCAATGGCGCGCGGCATAATGGAGTTCGCTGCACGGCCTATGGAGTCCATCAAGAAGGTGCGCGAGGCGTCGACTTTCATGCGCGACCGAGGGCTCGTGTTGAATCGTGAGCTGAGCGAGATCACCAATCGTCTTGGCGCGCAGAAAAGCAACCTGACAAACTTCTACTTCTTCCCGATACAGGCGCTGCAAACTTCTGTCGACATTCCGACGTGGCTAGCCGCGTACGGCAAAGCCGCAGGCGAAGGTGAACAGCATGAACTTGCGATTTCTATAGCTGATCAGGCGGTGCGGGATTCGCAGTCCAGCGGCCAGATGCAAGACCTAGCAGAAGCGCAACGTGGCGGCGCGTGGAAAAAGTTATGGACGAACTTCTACTCGTACTTCAGCGCCACATACAACCTGAGCGCCGAGTCGATACGGGGATTCAAGCGCAAGCCGTCAATTGCGTCCGGTGCGAAGTTGGCCGCGGACTTCGTGATGCTGTACACGGTGCCCGCGGCCCTTGGGCTAATCATACGCGAAGGTCTGCGCGGCGACTTCGACGATGCTGACGAGGACGAGCTGGCAGAGGCGCTGCTGCGGGCGCAACTGTCCGCGATGCTCGGCGTGTTCCCGTACGTCCGCGAGTTAGGCGGAGTGATCGAAGGTTTCGACTATCGTGGCCCGGCAGGCGCAAGCATATTGGCGCAGCTCGGCGACGTTGCCACGCAGGTCGGACAAGGTGAAGTAGACGAGTCGATGTTGCGCGCAGTGAACCGCGCAGCAGGAACCGCGTTCCATTATCCGGCTGCACAAGTAGACCGGACAGTGCGCGGCATGATCGCGGTGTCGGAGGGTGAAGCGGGTCCGCAAGCGATATTGCTCGGGCCGCCCTACAAGGAATAAACAGATGGAATTGGATGTAAATTTAGCTATGGCCGTCATGGGCGTAGTGGGTAGCGGCGGGCTCGCTTGGGGAGGCGCCCGCGCCGCGCTTAACGGCACGAAGGCACGGGTTACCAAGATTGACAACACACTCGACGAACATGTAGCCGAGGATCATGTCGTGCAGCTAGAGACTGTGCAGCGCCTAGCGAGCATCGAGACTAAGCTCGACTTGTTGCTGCAAGAGCGGGAGTAAACGAGAATGACGATAAGCGTACTCGACACGAAGGAACTGCACGAGGGTGACGGTGTTACCGTCGCGTTCCCCTTCAACTTTAAGGTCGACACCGTCGAGGACGTGATCGTCTTGCTAACTTCTATCACAGGCGTCGAGACGCTGCTGACGCAGGGCGAGGATGAAGACTACACGGTTGTCCTGAACACAAATCAAAACTCGAATCCAGGCGGCACGGTAACTCTCGCGGCTGCGCCAGGGGTGCAAGTTCCTCTAGTTATCATGCGCGGCGTAGACTTCATTCGCGTGGCAACTTTCACCAACAGCGTACCTCCGCACGTGATCGAGTCCGAACTCGACCGGCTGACGATGTATGCGCAGCAGCTCAAAGAGAAGCTTGACCGTTCGCTGCACCTGAGCGCGGCTACCCAAGAGATCGCAGACTCGAACTACCGCAACGTGCAGGCGCGCGCCGGTAAAATCGCCGGATGGAACGGCACGGGGCAGGCTGCGCTGTACGGGTTCGAGGCCGGGTCAATAGTAGGCCCGGCGGGTCCGCTCGCCGGCTCACGTGTCGAGTATAGCGCGCCGGCTATAGTGATCCGCGAGAGCAACTTGCTGTGGACGCACGACGAGGTCACGGTCACGTTCATATGGACTGCGGACGGCGTGACTGTCGAAGAGCGCGAGCTGGTAATAACCGTCGACACGGACACCGCACAGTTCGACGATCCGGGGCTCACCGAGCCGGGTGACGAGTTCACCACGACTCTTGGCGCGGCCGGCCAGTTGCTGATAATCACGTCCGAGTTTAACGACCAGCGCGAATATGCGCAGCTCGCCATTTCGACGATGCCTACCGACGAGTACCCGACCGACACGTTCACCCCCGCGTGGGGCACAGGTGAGTTCACCGCGGACCCCACAGGCGATGTGACGTACGCGGAGCGGGTAGGCACGGTCTCGCTATTCCTTGAAGCCGCGCTCGTCGCTGAGAGCGCCACAGGCGCGCTGACGTGGGACGCAGCCACCCTGCCCGCAGCGCTGCGGCCCTCGGCGGCACGCACGGTGGAGTGCACCTTGCAATACGACGACACCCTCGAAGCCGTCGGGCAGGCTACGTTCCTCCCCGACGGGTCCGCGGTCTTCGGGGTGCACGAGGTCGACGGCGCCCAGATTGCGCTCGACGGCGCATTCCAGACGGGCGAGGACAAGGGGCTGCCGGCTTCATGGAGCGCGGTGTACTCGATATGATCCCGAGCACCTACACACCAAAAGATGTGTACGCCGCTGACGGCGTAACGTTCGAGTTCGCGGTGACCTTCCCTGTCGACCGCGCACTAGACATTATGGTGTTGCTGCACGATGCGGACGGTGAGCGCGTGCACTTCATTCGCAACCTGGACTACGCGATCCGTGAAGTTAGCGGCGTGTACACAGTGGTCACGCGAGTTGACGATCACAGAGACCCCATTGCAGCAGGCTTCACTATCACGATTCTGCGGCGCATGTTGTTCGTGCAGCCTAGTGGCCGATCTTCAATGGCGCCGATTGTGTTTAAGAACCGCGTCGACTCACTGACTCGCATGTTCCAGCAACTGCGCGAGAAGCTGGACCGTACGCTGCACGTCGGGCAGGTGTACCCGCCATTCTATGCGGTGTCGCGCCCGTATGCGGTGCTGTTCAGTGACGAGCTGTCTATCGCCGCGTCAGCCGATAGCGGACAGTCGATGCAAGCGATCATCGAAGAACTTTTGATTTCCGCCGTGCCGACGGGCGGTGACTTGCGAGTCAACCTCGTCGAGTATAACAACTGGCCCGCGGAAGAATTGGACATAGCGGCAGAAGCTGAAGACGGCGTGCTTGCGCTTGTGCTGTTGTCATACGTGGACTGGCCAGCCGAAGAGATAGACATAGCGGCAGAAGCTGAAGACTGCGTGCTGTTCACCGCGCTGCTGTCATACAACAACTGGCCCGCTGAAGAATTAGACATCGCCGCCGAAGCGACCGGCGGAACACTTTCATAATGGAGCTGCAACATGTTTGGTATCTGGATTCCTAAGCTAAAGATCATCGAGTCTGAGATCGCCACGCCGAAGGTGCGCATGAAAGGGCGATACCAGTTGCGCGCCGTGAAACGCGACGGCGTGACGATTGCCCGCCAATCCCCGTGGTTCGACAACCTTATCACCAACAACGGATTAGATTACATTGGAGGACTCAATACCTACTTGACCCGTGTATATGTAGGCACGGGCACGACTGCGCCTGCGGTAACGGATTCCGCCATAGAAACAGAGGTGGCAAGTACGATAACCTCTGAGCTGTCAAACAACGTGCAGAATGGCAGCTCACCTTATGAGCTAACGCGCAACGTGGTCCGGCGATTCGCACAAGGTGATGCAGAAGGCAACCTGACTGAGGTTGCTATCGGCCCAACCGCAGGCAATGTGTTCTCGCGCTCGCTAATCCTCGACGGTGGGGGATCACCCACTACGTTCCCCGTCGGTTCCGACGAGTTCTTAGATGTGGCGTACCAGCTCATTACATACCCGCCACTCACTGACGCGACGGGCACAATTACGATCACGGGGTCAGGCATGCATGAATTCATCGTGCGCCCGATTGAGGTCGCAGTGTGGGGCGGAAGTACAGGTGACCTGGCCGCGGTTTTCGGTGACGGCTTATCCTCCCGAAACGGCGTGTTCGCCGACGACTTGGTTGCGCTAATGACTGCGCCGCAGACTGGCCTAATTTCAAGCGGGTTCACCGGCTACACCAACGACACCTATGTAGCAGGTTCATATGAGCGCACAGCTACATGCGCGTGGCCACTTGGGGCAGGTAACGGGGATATACGCACGCACACATTCGCGGTCACCACTGGGGGGTTCCGTCCTACCACATACTGGGGCTGCCAATACGACCCGGTCATAACGAAGACCAGCTCGCAGTTATTGTCTACAGGGTTCCGCTTCAGTTGGGCGCGAGCGTAACATGTCGCTCCCACAAGCCACGATTGCAACAACGACGTACTCGGGGCCGTTCCGCGCGCCGCGTGACCGTGTCGTGCGCGCGTTCACGTCGTGGGAGCGCGGCGGGCTAGGCATCCAAGACCCCACTGAGGGACTCGACGTTTATGACTGGTTCATCCGCTGCGACAAGGACACCGGCGAGGTGTTCTATAGCGTGCCGGACCCTGCTGCGGACGGTATGTTCCTCGTGCCCGAGACGCTGGTACACGCCATTGACCCGCTACCGCGCGAGGTCAAGGGTTCATTCGACACCAACATGCGGCCCATCATCGTGTGGCGCGACGTACTTGGTGACTCATACTACCGCTGGTTTGATCCCGTCGCGAACGATACGGTTATCGTCTCGCTTGCGCGGCGCACGCATTCGCTGCGCGTTGCGCTCGATGATGTCCGCGACCCTATGCCGGCGATTGGAGTCACGGATACGATCATAGCGTATGTGCGTGGTACGACGGTGTACTGGCGCGAGTTGCGTGACCGCTTCTTAGACGAGTACACAGCGCGCCCCGGATTCCCGTTGCTGTATCAGATTGGTTTGAACAACCTGCTACGCTTCCAGTTCGCGCGCAGCCCGGAGCAACCGGACGGCCCCGCCAATCTGAATTACCTGCGCCCGCCTGCGCGCGCGGGCAAGCTCGCGGGTTTCGATGAGCTTGGCGACGCAACATTCTACGACTGGCCCGCGCCAGGGGTGGTCGGGGATCAGGGATTGTCACTCGGCCATGACAAGCTCGTCGTCACCGAGAATGGTCAGACGTTTTTCCTGCGCGACGAGGACGGCGTGTGGCAAAACGCGACGGTCGACGTGCGTGTCGACTTCTACCTCGACAACGTTGAGTTGCGCGCGAGCCGCACGTTCACGTTCAGCGCAGATGCGGAAGGGCGTATCACGCGTGAGACAAGCGCCGCAGACGGTGACGTGAGCGTCGACATATCCGAAGTCGGCGTGGGCACGCGCACGTACACGGGCACTTTCACGCCAGTAGACGGCGGCGACGGCGTGACGTTCAACCTTGTCTCTGTGTTCGGGCTGCCGACGAACGGCGAATTTGTGCCGGCGTGGAATGGCGACGGCGACTTCTTCGGCGGCGGTATCGTCCCAACGGGCGCTATACACTACACAGACTATGGCACGTTCGCGGTGCTTCGAACTGTGACCGACGGCGCTTACACCGCGCGCAGCTCGACTACCCGCCTGCGCTGGCTCGCAGACTCGCTGCCGGTCCCGCTGCGGCCGGCGACAACTCGCGTTGCGAGTTGTACTGTGTCGAACGGCGGGGTGTCGGTCGCCGGGCTCGCGCAGTTTGAGCCCGATGGCTCGGCCGAGTTCTGGCCGCTTACCGTAGACACACAACTGCTACGCGGCGAATTCGTGCGAACGACAAATGTGATCCGCGAAAAAGGGCTGCCATCTGATTGGCAGCTAGCGTTTGTGAAAGCTGGGCCGTCCTCATTCGCAGCGGTACCCTCCATCTCGCTGCTGGACCCCGACGCGGTTGAGCGCTTCTCAAGCGACTTTCTGTTGACGGTCACGGGCACCGGCTTCACAGATGCATCCGTGATACGGGTCGACGGCGTACCGCTAACGACGGCATTCAACAGTGGCACGGAACTCGAAGCGACTGTGTCAAGCGATGTCGCGCTGCTCGCGGCTACCCATGACGTGCGCGTGTTCACGCCGACGCCGGGCGGCGGGCTATCCAACGAGCTTACGTTTGACGTTGAGAATCCCATAGCGGTACTGACGCTGCTCGACCCTGACTCGGTGGCGGTCAACGAACCCGACACCGATATAACGATCACAGGTACAGACTTCGTGCCCGATTCGGTCGCGGAGCTGGACGGCGTACCGACGGTAACAGTGTACGTAAGCGATACCGAGCTGACCGCGACTGTTCCGACAAGCATGATATTATCGGCCGACGTGCGTGACGTAACCGTCGTGCACACCGGGCCGGGCGGCGGCACATCAAACGCATTAGAGCTGACGCTAACTGCTATCCTGGCTCTGCAATTCACGGACGGGTACACGCCGCCGGATGCAGACTCCATTATCCTGACATTCATAGAGTAGAGACTAAAGCATGGCGACACAATCTTGGGCACACAATTTCGATCACGACGGCGATGCGGGCTTTCAAGCTTGGGGCGATGACCTCAACACCAGACTTGACGCAGTCGGGCTCGTGCAGACTGCCGACACCGGGCAAATTGATTGGTCGACGGTTAGTCGACCGTCGTTTAACACGATGGCCGGCTATGAAATATGGCGCTTCGACGACGCGTTGCAAGGTACAGCGCCTATCTTCTTGCGCTTCGACTTCGGGACAGACAATGAGGCAGACCGCCCGCGCATCGAAGTAACAGTGGGCACTGGATCGAATGGATCTGGCACGTTGACCGGCACCGTGACGAGTGCGTATGAGATAACCGCAGGCGATGGCAACACCGATGGCACCGCCGCACAGTCATTCCTGTGTCACGTCGACGGCTTCTTGGGGCTAGTGTGGGGGCGCAACGGTCCGGAGGCTAATTTAAATTGGGGCACGTTCCACTTGTGCCGGTCCTGTGATTCGAGTGGCGATCCCACCGCCAGCGGCGCGTTCGTGATGTACCAAAACGGGCCGGTGCTTTTCAGCACCACTGTGAACGCCACTATGGCTGCGCATGCATCAATTGACTTCGCGAATAGTACCGTATGGGAAGCTGCCGCCCCTGCAAGTACAGCTTTTCCTGCATGCTGCCTGATCCCTGGAACGGTAGGGAACATCACGTTGCCGAACGGCGACACGCCTGTGTGGCTGCTGTGGGGCGCGAAGCCGGATGCGTTCCCTGTGTTTGGCTTGTGCGTGGTGCACGAGGATCACGTGAGCGAAACCGGCACGTTCTCCGCGTCACCTGTCGGCGCAACCTCGCGTACGTTCATTAACGTCGGGGCGGGAGGATTCAACAATATAATGTTCGACGCTCAATCGACTGAACTGACGGCTTACGATCTCTGCATGGTGTGGGAGTAAGCTGTGGCTGTTGTTAACCCTATGGATGATTACGGCGGGAATCTCTCCGTGCCCACCGACGAGAACTACCCGCCCGATGCTGACCACACGTTCCGGCAAGGGGTGGACTCGCCAATGGGGAACTACGGGGGCGGCGTGTCGTTCACACCCGGCACGCGAGAAGTAGCAGGCATCGTGTACCAGCCTGATGGCATGACGCTTGCTACCGGCTACACCGTGCGTCTATACGATCGTGCGACGGGGGAGCTGCGCGCCGAGACAACGAGCGACGGGACAACCGCCGAGTTCTCGTTCACGTTGCTCGATGACTCCGTGGTCTACCTCGTTGCGGTTGATCAAGTCGCGGATACATGGCGGGCGCCGCTGATAGACTTGATCGTGCCGCTCGAACCTTAAGCCATCGGGGCCAGCAGCGCGCTGGCCCCGCTTCTCCTACTCGTCAGTGTCCCAGAACTTACGGCAATAATAGCACACCCATGCCGTGTATTCGTGCCTGCATGGGCGCTTACATTTAGGGCAGCGCATAGCTCACTCCATCCAGAACGCGCCGTCAACACAGTTGTGTAGATGGCGCTTGCCGAACCCGTCCACGCTGCAATGCGTGTTGAGCCACGAGCCGACCGGCCCAGTGTACTCGGCGGTGAGCCGCGTCATGGTCCCAGTCTGGTACGCGCCCTCGTCGATACCTGGCGTGTGCGAGTGCCCGATAATTACCTTGGGGCCAATGCGCCGCAGATTCTTGATCGAACCTCGCGCGCCGTTCGGCCCCTTGTCACCGTGCAGCCCGCACTCAATGCCCGCTAGCGAGAAGCTGCCGTTCATCGGTACGCAGCTCACATGCTTCTCCCCGCGCGCGTCGACGAGCATTTGAAACGGGTCAAGCGTATGTGCACCAGTCTCCAGCATGCGAGTCGAGCGCAGCATGGCGAGCGCGGTTTCGAGATAGAACTCCGCGTTGACGGGGTCCGCTTTCCAGTCCTCACGAATCACCCAGCGCTTCAGCATGTCGTCATGATTAGAGGGGACGATGACGTTATGGTAGCCCTCCCCTAGCTTCAGCATCCAGTCTATCGTTTCGCGCACCTCGTGCCGCATGTTGTCGCGGCCCGAGACACGCTTCGCGAACTTGATAAACGGATTACCGACGTGATGCGGCGAGCCCGCGTAGCCATCTAGCAGATCGTGCCATACCAAGACCGCCGGTCGCAGCAGCGGGACGAGGTGATTGAACGTCGCGTTGACAACCTCGGGGTCGGCGAAGCGCCAATGAGCATCGCCGAACACGATACCCTCACATGGCGGTGCATCCTCTACGCGGCCGTCCGCGAAGTACGCGAACTCCAGGTCAATGAACCCCGCGTGTTTGTCCGAGTAGTTCAGTTGCCGCATATGGAAGACCTTGCCGTCCTGCACTTCTACCACGACCGCACCAAGGACGTGGTGAAAGTCGCCGATCTTGCCGGTTCGCGAATCCGTGTAGTTGGATACAGTCACCGCACCCGTTGTCGTGAGGATTTTTGGCATACGGTTCTGGGGCGCCGGCACGCAGCGGAGCTGTAGCTTTGGGTGCCCGAAGATGCCGGACTCCGTATGCGTGATGCCTTCTAACCCGGTTAATGGCGCGCTGTTCGTCGGCTGTATTTTGAAGTCGCCTATCAACTGTATATTCTTATTAAGTGCACGCCGCTGGTTGTACAAGAAAGGTCGCAGCTCGTCTGCCCATTGTTCCTCGTTTTCCTGGGACGCGCTCCACCGACTAGTCGGGTTTTTGTAGCGGCCAGGTATGACGATAAGCTCGGCGCCGAGGTGTTTGCAGTACACACGCAGGGCGCTGAGGAATCCCGTATGTACTGGCGTTGCATTCTGCGCCCAGGTCACGACGAACCGTTGCCCTGTTAGCTTGCGCTTGAACTCTAGGTTAGCGTCCGCCCGCTTGGCACGGCCACTCGGCCCCCGATACGCTGCGTCAGGGTTCGTCGTTGAGTAGCATGGCTTACGGTCGCCTGCACCCTCCCGGCATACCCAACGGTGCTTGCCGTTCGGCGCGTTACTACTCCGGCGCATAGTGTTGTTGCCACACTTCGGGCATTTCTTGTGCGCCGTACTCATGCGCCATCTCTCGCCACAGTCGCCGCTGCGTCAGCAGTTTCTATCTCGCTGCTTGAGTTGAAAGGTGTAGGTACGTTGGTGAACCTGTTACGAAGCGTTTGGTTCAGCGCGAGCGCGCGCCACGCGAGCGCATCGGCTTCGCTCAACAGCGCATCTAGGATAATGAGACTCCCATGTTCAGAACGATCCCATGCAGAGAGAAGCTCACCGAGGTCGAGCAGATGTCGCATGCAGCAGTCCGCGTGATCGTTACTCTTGCCCATCGACCAGTGTACCGGCTCGCCAGGGTTGTGCTTCTCGTTTGACTTCCAGCCATGATGCGCGACACCGGCAAGCGCGGCGCCGAAGTAGCCGAAGAGGGTGCTGAAAAGCGGGTACGTTTTACGCGCAGCGCTGTCTGTTGGTAGTGATAGTTTCATGCGCAGAAACTCCTTGCAATGGTGAACACGATTTCGAGCCGGGGGAGCAGGACCAGATGCGGGTCGCCGACCGCGTTGTTATCCTCGTAAACCGGCTTGTCGCACAGCAGCGCGACGAAAACCTCCAGCCGTGCGCCACGTGAATTCTCCCAGCCGGGAAGCACGACGATGCCGTCGACCACGTCCGAGACGATCTTCACATCGCGAGCGAGCATGTCGCCCCATGTCTCGCGCCTAATCTGGTTGTTAGAATCGAGCTTGCCATCCTCGGAGCTTAACGCGTACTCGCGCGCTGCTTCAGAGTCCAGCTCAGCAGGCGACAAGACCCCGTGCCCTACGTTGCGCAGCCGCTCGGCCATGAGGTCGAATGCCGGAATGTTGAATTGAGGAAGCCCAGTCATTGGCCCTGCTATGTAGTACAAGTAGCGCTTCTTAGTAATCGTAGACATCGCCGTTCTCCTTCAGCTTTTCATCTTCGTACGGTGCCGCGACGCGGCGATAGAACTCCTGCTTCGCACCCTCCAGTGAGCCGATTACATCGTTGATGGCGCGGTACGAGAGCCCGTACTTTTCGATGTACTGCTGCACGACCCGCGTAAACTCGTAGTTCAGTTCCCCTGTATTGCACGAAGTGCGGTACCGCAGCTCCCTGCGGGCGACCCTGTTGATGTAAGGCACTATGCTCTCCTCCTGGTTCGATCCCTTAAAATGTTCTGAACTTCGGCTTTAGTCTCGTGCCGGTAGGCCACGTCCATATCTATCGTGTCGCGCGCTACGATGTCATAGTGCCAGACCGGGCGATCATACCCCGATTGAATTTGCCGCACGGGGCCGATGCGCTCGGCGAGCTGATCGTCTAGCTCCGCGTCCCACCAGCGGGAGTATCGCACGAGCCGGTGCCCACCGTCCTGCAAGTTGAGGCCGTGGCCGAGGCTCGCGTAGTGTGCGGGCGCGGCGACGATGCGCCCCTCGTTCCAGCGGTCTTCATCCTTCTGCGTCTTTATCTGCTGCATGAAAGGGAAGCGCTTCATCATGCGCGCAAGGTCATGCTTCCACCAGTAGCCGACTAGCACGGGCGCGCCGTTTGCCTCTTCGATGATCGACTCCAACGCGTCGAGCTTCTCGTCGTGCACATGGTGAATCATCTTATCGTCTTCAGCATCGCGAGCTATCACAGCCCCGGATGCTAGCTGCAAACACTTCGCGCTCAAGCCGGCCGCGTTCACCACGTCGATGTGCGCGCCTAGCTTGTCGATCTCTGCGTACATTTCCTTTTCCAACTCGCGGTACAGCGCACGTGCTTTCTGAGGAAGGTCGATTTCAACGACTCGCTTGATTGGGTCTTTAATATCGAAGTAGTCCTTCGCGCGCACCGTAAGGCAGACGTCGCGGACAAGCTCAGGAATCTGGTCAAGCGCGAAATGCTCCGGTGTGACCTCGCCGCTATACTGATTGGTATTGAAGAATCGCCCCATGAAATCGCTATGGCTGTAGCCGAGGCGCTTGCCCTGGTCGATGAACCACAGTTGGCCCCACAAATCTTTCAACCCGTTTGGCGCGGGCGTGCCAGTTAGCTCGATCCAGCGCCCCGTGCGAGCTGCGATCTCCGACAGCAGCGTAGACCGCTTTGTGCCTTTCTTCAGGCGGAACCCTTTCAGTCGCGTAGCCTCGTCAATAACGACGATCTTGAATGGCCAATTGTCGGGGCCGAGTGTATCGAATAGCCACACGAGGTTCTCGAAGTTTATTGTGTACACATCTGCTTTGCTTCGCAACGCGAACGCTCGGGTGTTCGCATCGCCAGTGATGGCCGTAACCCGGAGCCCGTTGAACTCGGCCCACTTCTGCGCCTCGCGAGGCCACGTGCCGCGGGCAACGCGCAGTGGCGCGATGACTAGTGCCGGCCAGTAGCCTGACCCAGCGAGCCACAAGAGGTCAAGCGCGCTCAGCGTCGCGGCGGTCTTGCCCATGCCCATGTCCGCCCACACGGCACAACGCGGGTTATTCAGTATATGCTCGCGGATTAGCAACTGGTA